CACGATTGCGAAGCTGGAGAGATCGAAATCAACGTAACCCTATCCCTATGAGTTACCAAGTATTTCTAGGACTAGGATTCCTAATCACGCTGGCGATGTTTGCCCTTAACCTCTGGTTGCTATGGAAGAGCGTCAAATAAATACAGAGCCAATCACAGAGAGACAAAAAGGGTTCTTGATTCATCACTTGATTCGATGGTCCATCAAAGGAAACCTCGAAGATCTCAACAAACTAGATAAAACAGCTGCCTCGTACGTTCTTGAATCATTTGAAAAAAATCAGATCGATTCAGCCTTAGGCCAACTGAAACATCTAGGCATTAACGTGGAGGCGACAGAAGAAACTTACCTATAACCTTATGAGTAAAGAATTAAAAACCGTGAATATTAGAGGTAAAGAGTACGTTCAAGTAGATGAACGACTCCGACACTTCAACGCAGAATATGAGAATGGACGCATCGAAACCGAGGTCTGTTTCCAAGATCAATATGTCAGATGCGTTGCACGTGTCTGGCCAGATGTAAAAAACGAAGCGAGATACTTCACAGGTCATGCAGAAGAAGATCGCACTCAGGGACCAATCAACAAGACAAGTGCTGTTGAAAACTGTGAAACATCAGCAGTTGGTCGCGCACTAGGAATGCTGGGCATCGGCCTAATTGGTGGAGTTGCTACGGCCGATGAAGTAAGCGGAGCGATAGAAAAACAAAGTACTTCCGGAAAGAACATGAGTGCGAAACAGAAGAACTGGATCAAGCGAATGTACGAGAAACTCGGCAAAACAGAAGATGAGTATGCACAGTGGATTAATAAACAGTTTGCGAAACATCCATCAAAGCTTACTTCACAGGAAGCGTCGGCAGTCATTGAAAAGCTGAACAAGCAGCTCGAGGAGCAGAAACAAGAAGGACAAGACGTTGATACGAGTACAAAGAAGTCAACGAAGTCCTGAAGTAGGTAGCTTACTGGTTGGCACGTGAGCGTTGTTTGAAACGTGAAAAGCGTCTAGGGACAACATAACTCACGTCCAACTGGTTGCTACTAACGGATTATTCATTACATAACCCATGCTATGTCGAAGATACAGAAAATGAACGTGCCATTTACGCAAGTGGCAAATCATGTACTACAGAACCCCAATTTATCAGCAAAGGCAAAAGGGCTTTATGCCTACCTATTCAGTAAGCCTCAGGGATGGGATTTTGCAGTAAGTCGTATCGCAAAGGAGTTTTCAGATGGAGAACGGTCAATTAGGAGCGGTTTACAGGAGCTAGAAAGTCACAATTTGTTGAAACGCAAGAAGACACCTACCGGGCAAGTCGACTATATCCTTACATTTATTGAGAAAAAGCCATCCTTGCAAAACGACCTTTTGGCTAATGAGCCATCCTTGCAAAACGTCAAACAGCTAAAACGTCAAAATGCCGAAACGCAAGGATTAAGTAATAAAGAAGAAAACAAAGTAATAAAGAGAGATAGTAATAAAGAATTAGCAACGACAAGCGTTGCGGGGGATATTCAGAAAGTTATTGAGAGATTTCAGACAACAGTTAACCCCCTAATTGACTACGGGAATAAGACAGAGAGAAAAGCAGCGGAAGAAATGATTAAGGCATGGGGAGTCGAGAAAGTATTGGCACTAATTGATTATTGCAACGAGATCCGGACCGAAGAGTTTGCGCCGAACGTGACAACCCCGCATGAACTGAAACGGAAATATCCCAAAGTCATTCACTACAAGCAGAAGAACGAACCAGTGAAAGTGCCAGAGATACAGACATGTCCTACTTGTTTCGTAACGCCTTGCGTATGTCGATAAAAGAACGAGTTTGCCCTATGTGTGAGTCGAAGGGATTTCGGAGATTATTCTGGCGGAACTTGGAAGCATGGATTTACGACGAAGAAGACAGATGGTTCAGATGCAAGAAATGTCACTGGAGATTCGGATTACACAGAGCAAAAGTAAAAAAATTATGAGTGAACCAACAATTTCACGGTACAGCTATATTCGGTCCAGTTGTATAGCAGAAGGCTGTAGAGGCTTCGGGAAGAATCCTAAGTTTCATCGGCGTATCACGATCAATGGCTATGAGCGATTGGTCCCGCCACAATCTTGCTGTAGAGAGCATGAACGAGCTTTCTCAGAAGAATGGTGGGTGTTCCGTGAATATTTCAAAGCCTTTAACGAATTCTATGAAACATATTCCTGTCTTTCACGGGACAACCAACAGCGGAATACTAAAGCTTTACAACCGGCAGAAGTTTAATGCGTGGTTACTCAGTCTCGGCAATAAGAACGTGACACTATCAGTCGAACCAAAGAAGAAGCATCGATCCCATAACCAGAATGCTTACTACTGGGGCGTAGTGATCGACCTATTAGCATATCACTTCGGCTATACACCGGAAGAGATGCACGAAGCACTCAAGTGGAAGTTTCTACGAGTAGATGGCCCGGTACCAACGGTCAGAAGCACGCGGAAGCTAACCACGAAGGAGTTCATGGAGTTTATCGAGAAAGTGCAGATATGGGCCGCTAGTGAGTACCAGGTAGATATTCCGAGTCCTAACGAAGTTAATTACCAAGTATGAGTTACAAGATATGTAGTAAATGCGGAAAACGTAAACATAAAGGTAAATCTTTCTTTAAGGACTTATCCAAAAAGGATGGTGTTTATCCAAGTTGCAAAGATTGTTACCGAGAGAGGATGGGCATACAGAAAAGGGCACCTCGAACTAAACAACGGCGTGATGGATCAACTATCCGAAGGTGTAGCACTTGTAAAAAATATAAGGCGGTAAGTAATTTTTACAGAAATCCTAAATCTTCTGATGGTATTCATGATCACTGCAAGCACTGTTCTCGAAAGCATGCACAGTCGGAAGCATCGAAAGCAGGTCAAAAAACTAGAAGGCAGAGAAATAGAATGACTGTTTTACTTCACTATTCAGATGGTAAACCTCAATGTCGTTGTTGTGGCGAAAGCGAAAACAAGTTCCTCTGCATTGATCATATAAACGGTGGCGGAAGAAAGCATAGGGCAGAGGTAGGAAGTCACTTTTACAGATGGATTATAAATAATGGCTTTCCTTCAGGACTACAAATCCTGTGTCACAACTGCAATATGGCAAAGGGCTTCTATAACCAATGTCCACATGAGACCAATAAGCAAAAAATTCAGAAAAATAATTAACAAAGATCCATTTTTCAAAGTTTGTATTCGAAAGTCAGAGGGTTCATGTAATGGAAGAATAACGATCGAGCATGCTTGGATGTATGCAGGGAGGCAAATAGATGCTATGTGGAATTTTGTGCCTTTGTGTGAGTACCATCATTTCGATGACTTAGACAAAAACTATGGAAGATTCATTTCACTGGGAAGAGCTACATCAAAAGAGCTCAACGATTATCCAAGAGTTAACTGGACACAGGAATACTCGAGATTAAAACACCAATATGGGAAAAGCGAGGGAAAAAGATTCTGAAGACGATATGTACAGGCTAGAGATTAACGGTCGAATACCAACACTTAATCAATGGATTCACTACCACTATTTTAAAAAGGGAGCAGTCAAGAAAGAGTGGGGGGAGGTTGTTGTCTTAACAGCACTAGAAGCAAAAGTACCTAAACCGATAAACCGACCTGTGAATGTTGTAGTCACGCAGTTCTGTAAGGCAATGGTAAGAGATGTAGATAACGCTGTTGTTTCGTGGAAGATCGCCGGAGATGCACTAGTAAAGCACGGTTTCCTCGAAGATGATTCCCCTAAATTTGTTCAATCGCTTTTACTCAAAACGAAAAAAGGAAAAGAGGATAAGACAGTCATAATTATTCAATAGTCGGCCTATGACGAAGGAACAATTAGCACAACTGAAAAAAATGACTCGCAGTCAGATCGCACGTAAGTACACACCGCTCAGGACAAAGGGTGTGATCACACATGCGCAGTACATGTACTTAATGAGTCAGGCATCAGACAAGACAGAACAGACTCAGATAGATACAGCAGTTGAGATCTACAAACATGAGTTCGGCGGGGTAGAGGTAAGCGACCAGACGACACATACAGATAAGGCTGTTGGCAAGACACAAAAGGCGCGACTACTGAACCTGCTAATGGACGGTAAGTGGCACGACACAAACGACATCATGCTACGGGTTTACCGAGTAGACGATAAGGTCGGACGTTGCGCGATCCCTCAGAGAATCTACGACTTGCGGAAAGAAGGTCACGCCATTGAGAAGGCGCATATTAAATCAAACTTGTACAAGTACAGGTTAATCCAAAAGACAGTATGAACAACATGGAGGGTATATACCGCATCGCATTCTATGCATGCCTGATACTCCTGTCTTTCACAACAACGTTACTGGTAGCGGTTACATTCAACCGTTCACAAACAACGAACTGTGAGGAGCAAGGAGCATGCTGGATTATCGATGCAGAAACATTAAGAAAATTAAGTGAGTAGGTATGAAGCCACAACTAGAAGTATTAGAGATTGTGACAAATGGAATCACCGTTCATGTCGAAATTGACTACAATAAAGAAACGTTGAGCCTTGTTGAGCGAAACGAAGACAACCGATTAGAGCCTAAGTGGACACCGAAACAATGGTGGTTCCATAACCGCACAATCGAATACACAAGAACATGGGTAGATATTTGCAATGCAATGAAATGCGCTATTGGACAAGCAAACGAAAGACTAGAAGAACGATTGAAAGAAAAAGAAGAAGAGAAGACGAAGCTTATGATCGAAGCTAACAAAAAGTTGAGAAAGGAATAATATGGAAATTATTACAAACATTATTGCACTACTAGGATTTTTTGCCCTAGTTTATGTAGCCTCGTTTCTTATTGAAACAGCAAAATGGCATGTAGCACTACGATTGAAAAACAAGTTGGAGAAAGAACTAGATGAAAAAATAAAGGAGCTTCAAGAAGAGTTACAGGGTTGCGCTCCTGATCCATCTGAGTTGAAGGATTAACTTCCTCACGGGAACATAGAGGGTCGGGGAACGCTGTTCTTCCTCATGTTTCCTTGAGGGGTATCGAGAGATGACAAGCCTTTCGATGCCTCATCTCATGAGAATAATGACTATGCCAAAAGTAAGAACTTGCTCTCAATGCCGAGAGAAAGCGACGAATATAGTTGTGAAGAAGCAAAAAAACGGAAAGCGATTCAGTAAAAGGTTTTGCAAAAAACATCTTAGAGAAGCATTAGGAGTTAATTAATTGTCATTTCCCAGCCATTTTTGATGGTACGGTGCCGACTACATCGTGGATGTAAATCCAAAGTCTAACGACAGGCCACCTTTCAAAGCGTCGGGTTTTGAAGGTGGCTGGGAGGTGAGAAATGCTCATTATTCAGGTGACGATCTGGCTCGACCACAACGTGCGTATGCACCAGAACTACACCGTGGACTCTGTTCGAGAGATCCGCGCCAAGGTGACGAAAGACTACGGAAAGAAGACCTTCAGGATCGATAAGATTCAGGAGGCAAGATGAAAGAACTCGCAGGCAAATACTGTCGGCGTTGCAGGAGTGTAAACATCGCCCTTGCAGCGTCAGGTGAGGTCATCGTCGTCCGTTGTCTCGACTGCACACACACGAGCGTGTTCTGTCCACAGGTCGGCTGTGATGGTCGGATGCTCGATGCGGTCCATACGGGTTACAGAGAGCAGAAGTGCGCCAAGTGCAACTACCAGACTCAGTACCATCCGATCAAGACAACTCAACTTCGAATGTTCAAGGAGGTCTCATGACCTACTACAAGGCAAGTGGCTCGTGCAACTCGTGTGGTCGCTTCAGTAAGGCTATCGGTTCCGACAAGGAAGACGCCACCCTGCTCATGCAGCACGATCACGCATGCGAGCATGGTCATTCCTTCGAAGGCGAGATCGTCGTCGTCGAAGAGAAGGATGAGGGGCACTCCAATCGTTAGTATTTTCCCGTGGGAGGGAGAAGACCCCAGTTTCACGAGGTTCTGGCTAAAAACCTCGTCCATTTAATCCTTTCCATTCTGGAATACATGTTGCGTTTATGGTCCTTCTGATGATTTACCAGACATCAGACGACAAGCATGGATGGTACACGCGACGGTATTCCGGAGTAGAGCGGATTAATAACTAAACAAACATCTATGTCAGAACAAGAATTCCCCAAGGGACTATTTGCTAAAGCACCACGAGAAGGTGCGCCAGACTTCGTGAAGGGAGCACTATCAATCAAGCGAGAAGAGATGATCGAATGGTTACAGTCGAAAGATAACGAGTGGATCAACCTAGACATCAAGGAAGCTAAGAGCACAGGTAAGTGGTACGCGAGCGTGAACAGTTGGAAGAAGGACTACACGCCGAAAGAGCAGAGCGCGAATGATGAGGTGAAGCTAGAAGATATCCCGTTCTAGGGACGATGCAATAAAACACTATAACTTACAACCTATGAAAAAGACTTGGGACAACTTAGAGCAAGGAGATCTTCTTTGTAAGGCAGTAGCAGATCAATGGAAGGTGCAAGGATGGGTAGGAAAAATATTGTTTACTACCCAAGAGTCTACAGATTATGTGATAGGAGCAAAAATAGAGCATTACAAAGAGCAAGGTTTCCACATCTTAGAAGAGGTGTTGCGACCCGAACCAGAAACCATCGAACTAGACGGCAACACCTACGACAAAGAAGAAGTGATGGAAGCGATTAAGGAACTTAAACCTGTCTAATATGGAAAATTTAATAGAAATCGCTAAACAAAACACAAGAAAAGATAAAGTAAATAAAAATATTGGATGCTCAGAAGAGCTTAATCTAGCAATCGCATATTTGCACGGAGAGGTTAGTGTTCGAGGTGTATTAATTGCGTTAGGCAGAAAACCAAACCCCAACTCATTTTATCCTTGGATAATAGCTCAAATGAAATACGGGATAAGATCGGGAGAACTAAGATATCTTAAGCCGAAGGAGTAGTATGCTAGGACTTATATTTGGTGCAATAACAGGGGGTCCTATTGGTGCGCTTGTAGGTACAGCTTTATTCGATGAGTGGGGCTCGTGGGGAGGTCGTTGCACAGTATGTGACGAGTACATACGAGAATCGGAGGCAATGAACCATTTCATGGTACATCACCCCGAACACTTAAAGAGATATATTCAAGACCAGAGTTAATTAAATAGGTATGAACGAGGAACAAGCAAAAGAAAAATATGGCATTTACGTTGAGCATTTAGATTGTACTAACTGTGGCCACAAACAAGTGGCAGAGATTGCAAAAGGTACATCAATAAGTCACTACACGATTCATAAGGCTTGTGAACGATGTGGATGCCGAACTCTTCAGAAATCATTTAGATAACACTATGCTCAACTCAAAAGACTTAGATAGGCTAGAGGAGATGGCGGAGGAAAGCGACCAGATATACACAAGCAAGCACAAGAAAAGTTGAAGAAGGAATGGCCAATACTTGCGAATGCAATTACAAACGCTATAAAGAAAAAGTGATATGAAATACACAGCACCATTTATCTTAGAAAGTTGGGAGGGAGGAAAGATTCCTGCGAATACACCGTTTACCATTGAAAAAATGGGGAATTGGAATAAAGAAATACAAGTACAGATAATGTACAACGGAAAACCTTTTGGGCTTTATCCTACAGATATTCTAAGTGTGATTAAGGAAGTATGAAACTAGAACAACAAGTAGTAAGCCTAGAGCTGAGTAAGAAGCTGAAAGAGTTGGGAGTGAAGAAAGAGAGTTTGTGGTGGTGGCGAGAGTATGTCATTTCTAAGGGTGCAGATGTTATTGCATGGGGTGAAGATTCAGAAGATGATGGGAAAGTAAAACTTTATTCCGCTTTCACCGTCGCTGAGCTTGGGGAGATGTTGCCAGCAAAGATTTACATTGATGGAGTTAAATATGCTCTTCGATTCAAGAAAAACCGTGAAAATAAATGGTATTTGAAGTATTGGCGAAAGAAATCAACACTTTGTGACTATAAAGCCGACACCGAAGCCAACGCACGAGCAAAAGCCTTGATCTGGTTGATAGAGAACGGTCATGATTTCCACGAAAACGCTTGACGAGAGAGAGGAAAAATGGAACCTAGTATATACAGAGACACACGTCTCTTCATAAGGTACGGGTGAGAATGCGTAACCAAGGGAGGTATTCATGGGGATCTCCCTTGGCACGTTACCCGGTATTGGTTATTTGTCAGCTCGTAATGGGCAGCGTTCTTTCTTGATTTTAGGCTCCCACCCCACTGGGAGCTGATAGGTAAGCAATATGAAAATTAGACCACAAAATAGTTACGTTTTAGTTACAAAGGCAGAGAAAGAAAAGGAGACATCATCTGGGATCATTCTTTCCCACAAAGAAGAGACGCGACAAGACATTGGGAAAGTCATCGCAACAGGTCCTAACGTAGATATGGAGGTAAAAGAAGGGATGATGGTTGTGTTCAATAAGTATGCACCAGAGTTCCTAGAGATTGAAGGAGATGAGTACCTCGCAATCGACCAAGAGGACATTATTGCAGTAGTAGAGGGATAGTTATGGACTGTGACCGCCTATTGAGCGGGGTTTAATAACAAAGGGTTATTTTCGGCCACTACTCGAGGAGTGGTCTCAGGACATAAACTATGAAAGAAGCATGCACAATCTGCAGGAAGCAGCAGCCAAACCTCCTAATAGGATGGGGACATAAGATGTGTAGTTCTGAATGTGTACAAAAAGCTAAGGCAGGCTACGTACCAGATAATAGTGGAGGTAACGACCCAACGTTTAAGTATGGCAAAACGAAAACCTAACCCGAACGGAGCAAATCAATATACATTCGATCCAAGACAAAAACAGTGTTGGAATTTTTATACTGATCCAAACAGTGATACATACGGTAATGCGACACAATCTGCGATAAAAGCAGGTTATGGGAAGGCGTATTCAGACGATATTACAAGCGCAGAATGGTTCCGTGTTAACCTGTGGCGATTAAATTCTGTCATGCAGGGAGAAAAGAAGCTGGAAGAGCTGATGAATTTAGATCTCAAGAATGGTGGCGATAGAGTAGATGTAGGGATCGCGAGAATACAAGCAGACATTGCAAAAACACTTGTTACCACACAGGGGAAAAATCTTGGATATACAACCAAGAGCGAGATGGATCTGACCAGCAAGGGGGAAAGCATTAATCACAACCTAGAAAGTGAGTCATTCCAGAAACTAAAGGAAGAGTTTGAAGCTAAAGCACGTAAAGAGATGGGATTATGATCTCAGTACTAACATTCTTACTAGGATTAGCGATCGGACTACTGATAGCGCCACAGAGCGTAGGGAGAGAACGTGCACGTCTTGTGCAGGAGAAACTAAAGGAGCGGAAAAAGAAGCCTGTGATCATCGACTTTGAAGATGAGAGAAAACTAAGAGAGGTAGAACAAATGCTAGGCGTGTATGAAGAAGAGGATCAAGAAGAGATATAAAGAAGCACTCTGTCCCAAGGATAAGTTCTGTGACTGGAAGGTTTTACTGTCGGACAACGTCGCGCAGGTAGAGGTATGCAGAAACTGTGCAAGAAAGATTATTTTTAATAAGATAAACGGGAACGTCGACAACGATCGTTACCTGAGGACACATATTAGAGCGTTCTGTCAGCCATTTGGTCCTACAGCTGATGTTTACGAGGCAATGTACGGTAAACAGGCTGTGAGACAGTTTATTGAGGACGCTAGAGAGCAAAGAGCGCGTGCAGAGCGTATGAAGGGGTACGACTACGACTTCAAGAAGGCAATGGAGGGAGAGAAGAAGAAATGGTTATCATTTTAAAAACTTATGAGTATGCGAGAAATAAAATTTAGAGCCTGGGATAAGTTGCGAGAAGAGATGATCTATCAATTAACAGGTTCAGTGACGGGATTATATTATTTCTTTGAGACAAAGTTAGTGAGCGCTGATTATCTTGATGATGCCTTTGATCTTATGCAGTACACAGGTTTTAAAGATAAGAATGAGAAAGAGATTTATGAAGGGGACATCGTGAAGGTTTCAAGTGTTAACTACCCTGTAATGAAGCCTTTTTTCCGAATAGTTACTTGGGATGATCGACCGCATTACCACGGATTTATGCTCCAACAGAACGGAGAGGTAAAAGAGGCACTCGGTAGGATTATGAAAGATATTAATTCTAAATGGAGAATTATCATTAAAGGGAACATCTACGAAAACCCAGAGTTAATTAAATAAATATATATGGCAAAGTTTAAGATCACACGAGCAACACAAGCAGGAAAAACATGGCAAGCAAAAGGAACTAATCCAAAGACAGGACGACCTATGACAATCTCTGGAGGACAGAAAGGCGTAAAGGTTGGACCAAAGAACCGAGGAGCTAAGACCGTGAAGTCATTCAACGCACGACACGGAAAGCCAACAACACCGAAGAAGTACATCAACAAGCGACGATGGGCTGGTGGTGCAAAGCTAGGATCATCAGTGAACATTCCTAACGACTTGTTCTAGATGCTAGATAAGGTCTCGCCAATCGCCTGGCTGCTTGAGCACGACATCAAGACAGAAACAGGAAAGCCATATGACCTAAAGAATCATGCCTTCTGGTATGACGTCATTTGTGACATGTCACCAAAACAGGTGATTCTAAAGGCTGCGCAGGTTGGTGGATCGGTAATGATGAACCTGAAGCTGTTCTGGGTAGTGAAGAATAAGCAGATGAACGTGATTTACACGATGCCAACGTCTAGTGACGTAAAGGACTTTGTAGGCGGTAAGACAAATCCCCTTATTGTTAATAACCCGATCCTACAAGAGTACATCCTAGACAAGGACTCTATTGAGCAGAAACGTATTGGAAACAACACAGTGTATTTCCGTGGTACATGGACAGATCGTGCAGCCTTGTCTGTATCTAGCGATCTAAACATCTATGACGAGGTAGATCGGTCTAAGCGAGAGGTAGTAGAGCAGTACTCGTCACGTCTGCAACACTCAGATCATAAATGGGAGTGGTACTTCTCAAACCCGTCAGTAAAGGACAACGGCGTAGATAAGTACTGGGAGCGGTCAGATAAAAAGCACTGGATCAACGAATGCCCACATTGTGGACAGAAACAGTTCCTTTCATGGCCTGACTCAGTGGACCTAGAAAAGGAGATCTACGTCTGTAAGTCATGCGGAGAGGAAATGCCTGATGAAGCACGTAGAAAAGGCTTCTGGCACGCTACAGCGGAAGGTGACTACTCTGGTTACTGGGTAAACTTGATGATGGTACCGAACATTCCTGCTAGCTACGTCATCGAGAAGTTCAGAGAGAAGCCGAAGGACATCTTCTACAACTTCGTACTTGGCCTACCATACTCTGGTGAAGGATCTAAGCTATCTGAGGAACAGTTCTTCGCTAATCTGACGACAGAAGCGTATGCGATAGAAGAGCCTATCGTAATCGGTGTCGATACAGGACTACCTATCTGGTACACGGTTGGGAACCGACAAGGACTGTTTGCAGCAGGACACTGTAAGAACTACGACGAGATCAGAGCCATGATGAACCGATGGCGTAAAGCAATCGTTGTAATGGACCAAGGAGGCGACCTAATCGGTGCACGAGAGCTACAGGAAGAGTTTCCTGGTCGAGTATTCCTCTGTTACTACAGAAACGACCGTAAGACGATGAAACTGGTTGACTGGGGGAAAGGAGAGGAGAATGGGAAGGTTATTGCCGATAGAAACCGTATGATTCAGCTGGTGATGGATGAGCTGAAGTCAGGACGTGTTCCACTACGTGGTGTTAAGGAGAACTGGTGGGAAACGTGGACACACTTCAAGAACGTCTTCAGAACGCTAGAAGAGGATTCTATGGGGAATGAACGGTATGTATGGGGAAGAAGCGGACCAGACCATTTACTACACGCAATGGTGTACTGGCGCATCGGAATGGATAAGTTTGGTGTTATGTCAGAGAAGTCTGTAAGCACGAGTGAGCTCATTGACAACTTGCCTAAGAGTATCTACGTAGATCCGCTTACACAGACAACAAACACACGGGATTGGGGTATTTCAGAGAAATCACATGACTGGAGGGATGTATGATAAGTAAGCTATCAGTAGAGATTAACGGCTCAGCAGACCAGCAGACAAACATTTACTTGGCGAAGGTATTGTCTGATCTGGTGAAAATAGGGCTGTTAGATATGAAGAACGGATCTATAACACTACATATCGACCAGACAGGTGTTGTGAAGAAGATAGAGCGTAAGGAGCAAGTTTTCGTATAATTTGACCAAGGTTAGCGAACGTGCTAATCTTGAGGTATTAATCAGTTCCTTACCCAAACACTGGATAGGAAGTCTATGACTTCTTTTGTGTATGGGTATCGGGATCAAGAGATCCGAAGTAGGTGGATCGGGCGTAGGTGCAGCTCGACGGATTAGAGAGGCAATGTCTCTGTTTTCTGACTTTAATAAGCAGAATCAAGACCCCTCATTAGAATCACATGAAATAGGAGAAAAAGAACCTTATTTGTCATTAAAAATGACGGATGAGGAGCTTTTGCTTTTGAGTAAAAAGTGGGAGCAACGTTACCGATCGTACGAGAGCAAGATCAAAGATCGGCAAGAACGTAACGAGAAATACTGGCTAGGTAAGCAATACGGATGGGACTCAGGTGATTATCGTTCAGTCGATAATATCGTTTTTAGTTCTCTAGAAACTCTTCTACCAATCGTTTCACGACAAAACCCAACACCATTTGTCGAGTCATCAGACACACGGAATGCGGAAAATACAGCACGAATTATTGAGAAAGTAGCTGATGAACAGGCATTGAAGACGAAGATCAAAAAGGTAGGACGACACTGGAGCATTTACTTTATCGGGGCATTTAAAGCCTCATGGAATATTGAAACAGACGGGATTGAACTCGCATACGTTCATCCTAAACATCTCATTCTAGACCCGAATGGGAATTTTGAAGGTGGGGAATTTACAGGGAAGTACATCGGAGAAGTGAAGAAATGTGACGCAGAAGATCTGACAAAGCTTTTCCCTGAGAAGAAGAAAGAGATCCAAGAGATGGTGAGCAACCAGATGGGAACAGAGGTGAAATACACGGAATGGTGGACGAATGACTATGTGTTCTGGACGCTAAAAGGTCTCGTACTAGATAAGCGACAAAACCCACACTGGAACTACGACGCGGAGAAAGAACGCACAGACGAGTTTGGAATGAAGTTTACAGAGTCTGTAGCTGGACGAAACCACTTCCGAACGAAGAAGAAGCCATACTCGTTCCTATCTGTATTCAACCTAGGACTACAACCACACGACGATACAAACCTTGTTGAGCAAGCAATTCCGCTACAAGACATGGTGAACAAGCGTCAACGACAGATCGACAAGAACGCAGATGACTCAAACAGCGGATGGGTGTTCAACAACCAGTTCTCTAGTGAAGAGGCAAAACGTGCGCTGAAGTCACTACGACGCGGAGGAGGAATCATCGCTCCTACAAACAGCATTGGAGAGTCTGTAACACGACTTAACTCTCCATCACTACCTGCATACGTCTTCAACGACATGATCGATAAGCGTGAGCAGATCCAGAACGTGATGGGAACACGAGGGTCGAGTGCAGCAGGAATCGCTTCTGAGCGAACCGTGCAAGGAAAGATTGAGATCCGACAGTCAGACGCTGACCGAGTATCTCTGATCGTAGAGCACTTAGAACAAGCAATTGATTATCTCTACAACTACGTTGTGCAAATGGTGTTCGTTTACTACGGACCAGAAGACTTTGTACGGATGCTAGGAGAAGAAGTTGGACTTGAGTACATGCAGTTCATGGATGACGAGAACGCACCAGAACTCGTTGTATCAGTGAAGGAAGGATCATTGATCCCTCAAGACCCACTATTACGACGAAACGAAGCAGTTGACCTAGCAGTACAAGGACTACTTGATCCGAAGACGATGTTCGAACGAATGAACTTCCCAAACCCAGAAGAGTCAACGAAGCGACTGATCGAGTTCCAGACAGATCCAGCGCGATTGCTGTTATCAGAGGATGAGATGGCTGAAATGGAATCACAAGAGCAGTTGCCACCAGAACAACCACCAATTAATCCACTGACACAATTACTTCAATAAATATGGAAGAAGAATACAAAGAGTACCGCAAGGACATGCTCAAGCAGCTAAAAGCAGTAGAAAAGGAAGCGGGAACAAAACTATCAAAGCGAGTCGTTAAAAGCGAAGATCGAAAAGATTCAAAGCGATGTGATGTCGCACGCATGATGTTCCGAGAAGGGATTGAAATGTATGAATGCGGAGATATGAGCTGGGAAGACATGGTCGATGACCTATGTAAGACCCTACTCGCTATTGAAGAGTAAAACTTAACCATTTTGACGTACTCGGAGCGTCGTTAAATAAGTCCTGCGCAATCTATGGAAGATTTTTTTGCGGACGTTCCACAGGACGGCGATTCAGCTGTTCTCACGGACGATAGTGAGGTTACTACTACGGACTCGCAACCCGAAACAGACCAACCAGAAACGGAATCTCCATCGCAGGAGGGAGAAGAAGTAACAGAGGCGGAACCAGTAGAGAAAGCACCTGTTGCGGAAGATACTCCTGAAGAAACTAACTTACCGTTTCATAAGCATCCACGTTGGCAACGAATGCAACGGGAAAAAGCTGAACTTCAAGAACGGCTAGAGCAGTTTGAAGAGCGACTAGCAGAATCAAACACGCCACAGCCTGTTTCAGAAGGGAAGGTCCCAGACCATTTAGTGTCAGTTTTCGGTAATAACTACGATGCATATCTCGCTTACGAGAAGGACATCGAAGAGAGAACACGAAAGCAGGTGGCTGCTGAACGAGCTGAAGAAGCTCGTAAACAACAAGAGGCTGAACAACACAATAAGCGTTTTGTTGAGTGGGCTGAGACAGAGTTATCTGATCTTGGACACGACATTGGGGTCAACCTTACGGATAAGAACAATTCTGTTCGTAACGAGATCCTAAGCATTTGCGAAGAGTATGGCGTACAGGACGCTAACGGACGGCCTGACTTTAGAAAGGCTTGGACACTTCATCAGAAGCTTCACCCTCGGGAGGACGCGACTGAGAAGAAAGAAGTAGCGGCGAAGACGTCTTCTCGATCAACACAGGCAAGTGCAAAAGAAGAGGAAGTGATGACACCATCACGACTTCGATCAATCTCATTAAACGATTACTTAAATTAAAATTATGGCGATTTCTAATCGGCTTGCTAACGCAACCAAGAACTACCTCGCCCCTAAAGCTGTTGAAGGTGTACTAACAGGAAACGTAGGACTTTCTTACTTCCTCGTACGATCTAAACGTGGAGCATGGAAGGGAGCGCAGGTTGAAGTGCCTTTCAAGCACTCTAAGAACACTAACGGAAGCTCATTCAACGGTTTCGACACTCTAAGTACTTCTGCAGTAGATAACACTATCAAGTTGACTTACGATGCGAAATTCAACGAGATTCCAGTAGTACTTCCAAAGACTGATCTTTCACTTAACGAAACTGAAGAACAAGTAGCTGACCTAATGGAGCGACAAATGGCTTCTGACGCTAGCGACCTTGCTGACAACCTAGGAACACAGTTCTACGGTGACGGTACAGGAAACAGCGGAAAGGACATCCTTGGTCTTGGAGCTATCGTTGACGATGGAACAAGCGTGACTACTATCGGTGGTCAATCACGATCTACTTACACTGGTCTTCAAGGGACAGTAACAGCTTCTGGTGGAACAATGACACTAGCACAGCTTTACACACTTTGGGACAACGTTTCTGAAGGTTCACAAGAACCAGATCTTATTCTTACGACTAAGACTATCCGGTCTCTTTACAACCAACTTCTAGACGCTAACGAGCGTTACACAGTTCCTATGTCACCACGTGACAAGTTCTACATGACTACAGGTGCTGAACAACTAGCATTCCGATCTGCACCAGTTGTAGCGGACTCTAAGTGCCCAGCAGGAAAACTATTCATGTTGAACTCTAACAGTTTCAAGTTCCACGCTCTAAAGCGATACGAAGGAGCAGAAGCTGTAAACCTATCACTAGATGAAATGTCTGGAACACCAAGCCCAGATGTACCAAAGGGACTTGGATTCTTCTGGACTGGTTGGACACGACCAACTAACCAAGAAGCGATCGTTGGACGAATGGTTCACGCTGGAAACTTCGTAGCGGACAACCCACGATACAACGGTGTACTTACTGGTGTAACAGGAATCTAAATCACGATCATTAACGATATAACATTATGTCAACAGGATTCATGCAGATTGCCCCTAATGACGTTCTTGAAACTTCTTCTACGGCAGAAGTTCAGATCGGTACTAAGGCGGTTCTCGAAGATGGACGAGAGTTCCGATACGCGAAAGCAGGAGGAGCTGACCTCGATCCAGGAAAACTATGTGTTGCAGCAACAGTTGTTGCTAACCACGTAAACATCGCAGTAGCTGCAGCGGCAGCAGCAGGAGCAACTGAAGTAACAGTAACTCTTGGAGCAACAGCAGCAACTGAAAACCAATACGCTGGTGGATTCATCACTATTAACGATGCAGCAGGAGAAGGTATTGCTTACCGAATCTCTGGTCATCCAGCAGCAGACGCAAGCGCTTCACTTACAGTGACACTTGCACAACCACTTGCAGTGGCTCTTACAACTGACTCAGAAGCTTCTCTAGAAGTTCACCCTTACTCAGGAGCTGTTATCTCAGCAACTGACCAAGCTGATATGCCAGTTGGAATTCCAAACGTAACTATCGCTTCAGGTGAGTTCGGATGGATTCAAACAAAGGGTATTTGTTCAGCTCTAGCTGATGAAACTCTAGCTATCGGGTCAATGCTAACAATCGGTTCAGGAGTAGCTGGTGCACTAGAAGTAGTGGACGCAGTTGCAGAGCCAATTGTTGGTGTAGCACGACAAGCAGGAGTTGATACAGAATATCGAGCAGTTAGCTTGATGATTGACTAATCACTCCTTGTTTAGGGGGCTAGGGTCGCACCCGAATAGCGCTTCCCGAGCGCTGCCCCCTTTCTAGGGATTTATTAACTCGGGATTAATAACATATTTATGAACACATTTTTTAACTGGTCTGACGAAGACTTTACGTACTCATGGGGCGGAAAGCCTTACACATTCCCAGCAGGGTCTGTGACAGAGGATGTGGCTAAGTCAGTACACGGAAACCTCCTTCTAGAAGAAGGAATCGCACGACACTTTGCTAAGCACTTGGCGGACCGAGAACTGCAAAAAGCTGGGATCAACCCAGGACGATTAGACATCCACGAAGAATACACAATTCGAGCAATGTCTCTACCACAACCAGCAGCAGAGAAAGAAAAGGAAGTGAAAGAAGAAAAGAAGCCAGCGAAGAAAGCGGCGAAGAAAACAACAAAGAAAGTAAAAAAGGACGAAATTATCTAGTATGAAAATTTTTGGCACAGTAGACAAAACAAAACATCTCAAGCAGGTGGCTGCTGATGCGCAAAAAGAAGTAGATAAGGCCCACGCAACTTACGAAAAACAGGTACGGGAACTAGCAGCTGATCTAGAAAAACACAGTAAGAAAGTAGCAAAGCTTGAACGAGAACACGCAATACGGAAGAAAGCGATTTACGACGAACAAACTGAACTCCTGAACCAGAAAGACTCACTAGAAGAACTGAACGACACAATTGCAAAGCAGGTTGAATATTCCTACGACGCTCTTGTGTCGTTTTCAGAAAAGGTGAACGAGAAAACACGCCTTAGCGCCAAGGTACAAGCAGCAGTGGATGAAAGTGTAAAGAAGCTCGAAAAGCTGTTTAAAACGGCTGCTGGAGAGCGAGAGAAGGCGCTAGAACAACAGAAGGAAGCAGATTCAATACTGAAGGCAGCAAAGTCCGTGATGAAGAAGGCAAAAGAGATGCAAAAGGATGTATTGGGCACGCAGGAAGAGCTATCAGAGATATTGGAAGAAATACGCGACTACCAGAAGGACTTGCACGAAGAACACGTAGAACGACAGACGAAGATCAACACACAGATGCTCTGGATCATGGAAACACGTGAAGAAATTAAACAAAAAGAAGAAAAGATAAAACAAGATCGACTGCGACTACGACGCGCATACGAAAAGATCTATGGGAAGAATCGACGATAACAATGAGTACGTGATGATGGGGGAAGACCCAAGCGGGAACCCTATTCCACTAAAGGTAGACACTGTAACAGGTGAGCTGCTTGTTAACGTTGAATACGGTGCAGGAACGCCTAGTACACCAACAAAGCAAGCCACTGTTGATGACAATAGTGGTTACGTGACGATGGCTGAAGATCCAGATGGAAATCCTGTGCCGTTTACAGTGCGAACAAGCGATAACAGATTGTATATCTCTTCTGGCGGTGACACAGACGCACCAAGCCTGTCTTCATGGTCAATTGACCTTGAAGCAGACACACTAACAATGACATTCGATGAGTCAGTAGATGCATCAACTCTAGATGTAACAGTGATTCAGTTACAAGACGCAGCAACAGCTGTAAACAGTTATACACTGACCGATTCAACAACAGCTTCAGCGCGATCGTGACTGGGAAAC